CAACACGGCGCTGATTGGATATAACTCTGATTTGACCAAGGAACTGCTCGACAAGGTGAAGACGTTCTATCGCACGACCCCGGACGCCCTTAAACCGACGATTCAATACAACTCCAAGTTCGAGATCACCTTCCCGAAGATCGATTCCAAGATCATCGTGCTTCCATCCACGGAAAACGTAGGTCGTGGATATACGCTTCACAACGTGCTTTGCGTGGCTGGTAACACGGAGGTATTTGGACACTCTGGAGAGATAAAAAAAGTCACCGAGCTCAAATCTGGTGACAAGATTATCAATGGCAATGGTGGTTTTTCCATCGTGAAACGTCTCGTAGAAAAGAAGAACAGCAAGCCTATGTACGGCCTAACTCCATCTAGCTCACCAACGCTGTCAGTCACTGGAAATCATGAGGTATTGCTTCGTGGAGGCGAGAAGCTCCGGGGTGTTTGGGTGCCAGCGGAGGATGTGAAGGTCGGCGATTATATTGCTTTCCCTTATTTTTATTCAACAGAAGGTAAAAAATCTATCGCCATTGTAGGTGGGATGAAGAACCATAGATCTCGCTGGCGTTTAACCGAAAACTCACCTGGGACGAACCAGGGCGGTGGGCATTGGAAGCGTGGCAAATTCCACTATTGGGTGAAAATCAAGGCAATCGAGCTTCTTGAGCCAGAACCTCTTGTTTATGATGTTGTACTTGATTCTGAACCGCACAGCTTCCTTACTACCTCGGGTGTCGTCCATAACTGTACCGAGCTTCCCTTTTGGCAGAAAGCTGAGGAAAAGATGGGTGCCTTGGAAGCTTCCGTACCTGAAGATGGCACGATTGTTATTGAATCCACTCCAAACGGTGTATCCAACTGGTTCTACCGCATGTGGATGAGCGAGAACGACTACGAGAAGAAGGAATACGGTTGGTGGTGGCACTATTCGGAGGAGGAGATCGATAAAATCCGCCGCCGCTTGAACAACCCACTGAAGTTCGCCCAGGAATACGAACTGACGTTCCTTTCGTCCGGTCGCAACGTTTTTGATACCGAGTCACTGGAGAAACAGCGCCATAATCTCCTCAAAGTAGGGCAAATCACGGCTGATCAGGCCGGGCAGCCGTATACAGTAGTCCAGCGTCCAGACGGTCTCCGTGTCTACAATCCGGTGGTTCCAGGTCGCTTGTACGCGATCGGAGTCGATACGTCCGAAGGTGTCGAAGGAGGTGACTACTCGGTCGCCGTCATTTGGGACCGTACGACAGGTGAGGAAATCGGTTTCTTCCGTGGGCTCCCTTCGCCGGATCACTTCGCGACCCTTCTAAACAAGTGGGGCCGTGAATTCAATAACGCGCTCATGGTGGTCGAAATCAACAACCACGGGCTTACGACACTTACGATCTTGAAGCAGTTGATGTACCCATCTCTCTACTTCCGCCCCTCCAAGTTCGATACGATGGCACAAAGCTGGAGCGAAAAGCTCGGCTGGCGTACCACGAAGGTCACCCGCCCACTCCTCATCGACGACTTCGCCCAAGCCATTCGCGAGCACTCCATCACGATCCACTCAAAAGAGCTGTTCGACGAGATGATGACCTTTATTTACGACCGTAATAACAACATGGTCCCCGCTGAAGGATTCCACGATGACACGATCTTCGCGGCGGGCATTGGATTCCAAGGTTTCAAAGTTCTGTACGACAAACCGCTCACCCAAATCAAGTATCAAGATTACATGCCGCAGGGCTACTCGTACTAAGATACAAACTCAGGTAGAATGCGTGTGTATTTATGCCTAGCCCCATCTACAACGCACGCGACTTCGGAAAAAGCGAAGTGGAATTGATGAATAAATTTCATCTCCAAGTCGATGATGCACGTACGCACTTCCTCAATTTCATCAAACCCCGCCTCGATCGTTCGTATAAGCTCTATACCGCGTACACAGGGGATCGTCGTCTCCAAATCCAATCGTGGCAGTGTATCAGCGAAGACACGCAGATTTTATCCACTAATGGTTGGAAGTCGATGGGTGAGTTGTCAAAGGGGGATACCGTTCTAAGTTATGATTTGGAAACCGGAGCGCTGCTTCCGGATACCGTAAGAGCAGATTTTTCGTACGAAGTTGATGGAGATATGGTCTCGATCAAGAATGAAGGGACTGATCAGCTCGTAACAACAAACCATCGTGTAATCCTGAAAAAGTGCAAAAAGCAGAAGAAAGATAACAACCCAGATCAAAAAGGTGTTAGACAGAGAGTTTGGGATACGTCGTTCAATTATGTGGAGGCTGGAGAGTTGGTGGATGGTGGTGCTGATTACCGCCTCCCATTAAGTGGCGCGTATGACGGTCCGACCTCGATTGGCGGAGATGTGGCTGAATTTGTTGGTTGGTTTATCACTGACGGATGTCTCCCGAAGAGTGGAGTACCATACATCGCCCAAGCGAAACCTGAAACATTGGCTAAGCTTCGGTCGTTACTTGTCAGTCTCAAGGTGCCATTCCGAGAGTGGTCTAGAGAGAAAGGGGAAGGGAATTATGACGAGCATCGTTTCTACATCCCTCGTGATTGTGAATTGATGAAGCAGGTTTTGAGCCTGGCCCCAGACAGAAAGCCATCCGAAAAGCTTTGGCACATCACCCTAAGCGAAAAGCGTCGCCTTCTTGATGGTATTTTCATGGGGGATGGTTCTAAGCGCCCTGACGGCAAGTACCACATGGTTTCCAAGCCTAAGGCAGAATTCAAAGAATGGCTTCAGACCCTCCTGCATCTATCTGGCCTGCGTGGATCAATTAGAGATACGTACGTGAACGTTGCTCATTCTTCCACAATCGACGTTTTTCGTAAGCGTCATGTGAAAAAGGTGAACTTCAAGGGTAAGGTTTGGAGCATTACTACCGGCCGCTCGAACTACATCGCCCGTAGAAATGGGCTTATCTTCGTAACTGGTAACTCAAATATTTTCGTACCATACGTCCAGGCGGTGGTAGAAACGTTGATCCCACGTATCATCGACGCCCGCCCTGAATTTACATGCCACGGAAGAACGCAGTACGACCAGATGAAGGCCGAAAAACAACAACAGCTTCAGGACTACTTCTGGGAAATCTCGAAGATGGACAAAGTGACAGAAGAGCTTTGCCGCTGCGCTCTCGTCTACGGAACCGGGTATTTGCAGGCTAGTTGGAAGAAAGACGTCCGCGAATACAAGTTTTTAGATACAAAGGACATTACATCCAAGAAACCAAAGTATAAAAAGGAGAAGAAGACGTTTTATGATGCTCCATTCGCGGAAAGCGTGGACAACTACAGCCTCTGGTATGACTGGCACAACGTAGCTCGCGAATCCAAACAGTATTGGTTCAAGCGTTTGGTGCTCACAGAGGGTGAAATCAAGCGCAAATACCCAGGAGCAGACCCAGAGCGCCTCAAGATGGCCCTCGCGCGTCCAGGAGGCGACTTGAACGACTACGCAGCGGTCCGTTACGCGACCAAACAGAACCATGAGCTGATCACTCGTGGTGCTTCGCAATACCAAACAGCGGTTAGAGGTGCCAACGGAGATCGCTACAACGTCCAGAGCGATCAATCTCTCCAGATGTACGAGGTATTTGAGTGGACACGCCCGTTTGATGACGCTTATTCAGTCGTCGTGAACTGGGTGCCTATCTTCGATGGTGGTGAAATGCCTCTGGCCTACGATTTCAAGGAAGCTCCATTCATCGAAGTCCCATATCTCCGTCTCCCAGGTGAATTTGAAGGTGTCGGCATCCCTATGATCTTGGAAAACCCACAGATCATGCTGAATACCATCAAGAACCAGCGCCTGGATGCTGCAACCCTCTCAATTCATAAGATGTGGATTGTGAACCCGCTCGCCAACATCTCCAAAGAGGAGCTTGTCGCGCGTCCTTTCGGTATCATCTACTCCCCAGACCCTAACGGCGTCCGTGAAGTCCAGTTCTCCGACATCAAATCCTCCGCCTACAAGGAAGAGGACATGCTTAAGAGCGATATGCGCTATGCATCCGGTGTCGACGACTCTTCCATGGGCGTTGGAGGCTCCGCTGGCTCCGCCACTGAAGTCCGCCACCTCCGCGAATCGACGTTGGAGCGTGTCCGTCTCTTCGTGAACCACCTTGGAGATGCTTACGCCGATGTCATGCGCTACTGGGTGTCGATGCAGCGTCAGTTCTTCACCAAAAACATGCAGATTCGCATCATTGGTGATAACGGCAAGGAAGAGTTCCCATTGATCGAGGAAGACGACTTAAAGGGTGAATTTGATTACAAAGCGACCGTCCTTCCATCCCTCGCCGGTCAAGACGACATCGAGAAGAAGCAGAACATGGATTTGTTCCAGCTCTTGGTCAACATGCCATTCGTCGATCCGAAGAAGCTCACGTCGAAAACCTTGGAACCTTGGAACTTCAGCTTGGAGTCTGTTGAGGCTGATCAGGAAGCTGCCCCACCTGAAGAACCAGGCATGGAGGGGATGCCACCAGAAGGAGCTGAAGGAATGCCACCTGAAATGATGCCGCCTGAAGAAGAGGGCCAAACAGGAGGGCTCCCACTTCCTGGAACCCAAATCCCACCTGACGTTCTAACCTCAGCGCTTGCCATGCTTCGTGGAGGCGCGATCCCAGGAGCAGATGGAAACAACCCATCGTTTGACGCCTCTTCTGCTTACGCAGACGCTAAAACTCCTGTTAACCTCACAAAGGGTAAGAGCGCTCCTCCAACCCTGAAAGGCATCCAACCATCCAAAGCGAACCCAGCAGTCGGTCGCGTCATTGGAACAACCACCAACCCACGCGGGCTCAATCGTGGCGGAAAAGTGAACACAAACATCTCAAAGAACGGTCCCTCAGACCCAGGAGCCAACATCGCTCGTCAGGCATCTAATACCCAGCGTTAAACCCATATGAAGAAACAGACCCAAAACCCTAGCATTCTCGAAGCGAACATCCTTCCGACGTTGCTTCCAGAGGAACGTGAGCTCGCGCTTGAGATGAGCAACTCCGAGATGGAATCGCTCCTTCTCTCTATGCGCGGCAACCGTGTTTGGATCGCTGTGATTCGCTACTTGATCCAACGTCT